GCTTGTGTATCATTAGAATAGTTTCTTAATTGTAATGTAATCTGTGTGTTACCAGTTTGAGATACAAAGTCTGGTATAAATCTTCTTATCTTTGCAAAGAACTCACCATCACCACCTTGACTTATATCAAAGTCTCCAGATTCAATATTAGAAGTTATTGCTGTTGTAGCTGTCGTTGTTACTTGATCTGTGCCAGTCTCATGCTCGTAATAAATTGTACATCCGTCTGTATTACCAACAACATCATAAGAGTTATTGGAGTCAGCATCATAGTCTGTGCCATGTGGTTTACCAAATACAGCAGAGTCTTGCCATGTTGTTCTGTCTAACGTGCTGGTAGTCCATACAGGTCTTTGAGGTGTAGACTCAACATAATTGTAAGTTACACATCTATCAATCACTGTTGCACCAGAAGAACAATAAAACCAATTAATCTCACCAAACAAATTATTTAACCCAGCGTTAATAAGTTGGTTCGCTGTTGTGTTTAAATCATTGTAAACAAAATCTTCTACTAAACATGGTAACGATTGTAGCGCACCAGCATATTTAAAGAAACCATTTTCTGAAAACCAATACGCAGCACCATCTACTTCTACTGCAGCGTTCTGACCTATTAGTCCACAGTTTGTACCCACCTGTGCAAAACCGAATGTAAAAGGTGGACCAATAAATCTTTGTGTAAATAAAGCAGTGTCAGTCCAAACATAGATTGCATCACGACCTCTAACAGCTCCCATAATTCTAGACCCGTCGGCTAGTCTCTGTGTACCAGCTGTATTGGTTGCTGTAGGTGTGTACGTATTAATATCTTCCTGATTAGAAAATCTTATAAACATTTCATCTTGTGTGCTTGGTGTTCCAATTGTAGTTTCCGTTCCAAAAAATACTAAGTGTCTATCAGGTGTAGATACAATCATATCTCTTGATGCAGTTGGAGCTCCCGATATAATTGTGGCTCTTGTTGTTGTTGCGTTTGCTGCATTTGAATCCCATTCAAAAACTTGTGCGTTGTGTATCAATGCAATAATTTTACCACCAAAGTTATCTATCGACCAAAGACCTGGATCAATTACTAGATCTCCTGATGCTGCTTCACCCCACGCCACAAAGTCAGACGTATTTGTAATTGTTGCACCATCAGAGTGAGATGCTGCTGTTGTGCCTCTCGCTCCTCGTGTCACGCCTGTTAGTGTGTTACCTGAGATTCCAGTATAAGATATTTCTTCTGATCCTATCTGTATATGGTTTGTTCCAGTTGAAGGGAAGTTAACAGCACTTGTTAAAACAACAGTTGTTGTAGAAGCATCGATTGCTCCGTTCAAAGTTGTTGTAAGTGCATTAGCAACCGTACCACTCCAAGAAGCTAGACCCCAACCAAAACCTGGTAGCTGTTCTGCTGGTCCAACTGAATAATAAGATTGAACCCTAATACCACCTGATGTTGTAGCACCCGATCCAGTTTCATTTGATGGCATTGTAATTGTTACTGTTACGTTTGTTGGTGTGGATGTCACCATAAATTTGTTGTCATCAAAATCAGATGCACCAAAATTAGATCCTGTAATAGTGCTAAAATTATCTAATAATATTATGTCTCCAGGCACAAGACTGTGACCAGAGGAAAAAGTTATAGTAACTACAGCTGACCCATTAGTTGTAGTGAAAGCATTGGTAAGTGTGGTTGTAGCTCTAATAGGATGTATATCGTAAAATACACCTCCTGAGTAAGCATATAAAATTCTGTTTGTACCTATGATTGAAAACTTCTGACCGCTTCTATTTACGATATGATGCATGGCTCTGGCTGCACCTGTTATTTTAACGTTACTTAATTGCTGCCAACCACCTATTTTTTCAGGTGTGCCATATCTAAATCTAACATTATCACCATCTACCCACTGTCCTTCTGCTTGAGTATCTGTAATCTGTTTATTAAAACCTGGTAAGAACTGTACTTTTTGTAACGCCATAATGTGCCATTATACAAATTTTTTGCTAGAAATATAGCCTTAAAATATCGCTTTATTGAAGTCTAAAATCAAAAGATATAATTCTTTTTTTAAAAGGCACAAGATTAGGTCTAGTAAAATGCACGATAAATTGTGGTACAATAACTATATCACCCTCTTCTGCTTTAGGTTCGTATAAAATACTTTTATCACTATCACTATTCCAAGGCTGCATGTAGCAAGTTGTTGGAGATTTTTTATGCATGTTCAAGTATAAAATTCCACAATAACCCGTAGAGCCATGATTATGTGGAACGTGATAATCACCTTTGCCATAGGTTGCTGACCAAGAGCTGTATAGGTCTAGGTTGCTTTTGTAGTGTTCAGATATTTGTAAAAACTCTTCTTGAAAAATATTAGCTACCACATCAGCTAGCCCTGTTTTATCTCTATTACTAAAAAAATTATGAAACCTTTTTTCAGGGTATTTTTTAAGCTCTTGTAAAATAGCTTTCTTTTTGTCTTTAAAATTATTTGTTTTTAACGTTAAAAACTCTAGTTTAAACGGCGTGTTTATTTTCATCTTTATTTCCTTTCGATATTTTTATAGTCCATTCTAACCTTTTTATTAAATTACTCAACTCTAAATTTTTTAATTTATTCTTTTTTACATGATTATTTAACTCTTCCATATCTAGTATAATCCATTTGTCTTCAAATTCGAACACCATCTTGTCTGCCTTTGAATTTAAACGACCTGTTTTATATCCTCTATTTATAGACTCTTTTACTATTCCTCTTACATCAAACTTATAAAAAGCATTCTTACCTTTTAATATGCCCGCAATATTCCAAGAAGTTTTTTCTTTCGGATATTCTATGGCAGTTAAATTCTCTGAAAACCTATCGACTATATTCATGTAGAACAATATAATTATTATTAATTTTTACTACTGCTAAATCAAAAGCAATTGTAATTCTTTTGCTATCACCTTTGTGTTTATCCGTATAGTGAGGAATAAAGTTTTGAAACAAAGTAAGTTTACCTTCTTCGTTTTTACTTTGATAAGCTGTTGGATCACATAATTGATTTATTGAATTTATATAATAAGTAGATGTATTATTGCATTGAACACAAAAGTGTCCACCTAAATAAGTATCTGCATTCCAAGAATGAGCATGAGCTTTTATAGTTTCGTTTTTATTCATAATATTATACCAGCATTTACCATATAAAGTTTTGGGTAATTTTAATCCTAAAGCTTGTATAAATTCATTATGGTTTTTAATTATTTGTTTTTTTAATTTATCTATTTCTTTATGTTTAAAATTAAAAAGATTATATTGCTTATGTCTTGTAGTCGTATGATTATTTAATCCAGTGTATCCATCATTAGATATTTTTAATTTTAATATGTCCTTTTCTTTTTTAAGTAAATATTTAGATAGATTTTTTAAATCTATGTTTTCAATAGATGCCTCAAATATAAAATATCTCCATACTGGAGCTAATGGATTGTTTTGACCTTGGTTTTTAAATTCTAATAATTTCACGACTCACTAATCTTAAAATTTATAGCTACACTAATTCTTTCTCCTTTGCTTTTAAAACTGTTAACAAAATGAGGTAGCATTGCAGGGAACATTAAAAAATCTCCTGCTTGTGGAGTTAATGTTTTCATATTAATATAAAAAGGTGAGGTCTTAGCACTTATTAAAAAGTTTATATCTCCTGGTTTCGTGCCGCTTGTCACTGTATTGTCTCTTTCTTTTTTAAGATTCTTAGGAAAATTTAAATAAATTACAGAGGAAAAATCACAATGTGTATGTGTATGTATTGGATTAGACTCATTAGCTTTCATAAAATTAACCCATGCTTCGTGAATAGATATTTCTTTAAAACTACTGTTATACCAGTTTTTATACGCATCCTTAAAATAAACTAAATGTGGGTCTAATATTTTTTTTAAAGCTATCCGATCTTCTATTCTATATTCTTCTTTAATAAGTCCTGCTAGATATTTATTCCAAGATTGTTTTTTATCTCTTTTGCATAAATCAAATAACTTGCGTAACTCTTCATCTGTTAGACGTGATTGAAATAGTAAAGGTCCTGAATAATAAAATTTATAGCTCATTTGAAATTAGGTCCTGTTAAAAATAAAACTAAATTTCTTCTTTCTCCTTTTGTAACAGGAGTTACCATGTGTCTATTATGGGATTTAAAAATAATAAATGTTCCAGGTTTTTTTAATTCTTTTACCTTTGTATCACTAGTTGCTTGTAAAAATAAATCTCCTCCCTCAAAAGGTTTTTCAGAGAGATTAATAATCATTGTAAATTTTATATCAGTATAAGGATCTGGGTCTTCATCTATGTGCCAGTCATAATTAGATTTTTTATCTGAATTGTAAAAATTATATAAACATGTATCTGAGTCACTATATTTCCATATGTCGTAACCATATGCTTTTCGATTTGCTTCATAAGCAAAGTCTAATAATTTTGAAATATAAGGTTTAACTTTTCTATAATAAATTACATAAGAGTCTAAATTTTTTTTAGAAGTTCCGTCCGGGTTATGGGCTGTATGTTTTTGTGGTTCTACAAAATCATAATTAGACATAATTAATTTATTTAATTTTTTTATTTCTTTTAAAGTTAATTGATTTTCCCAATACCAGTAAGGAGGATGATTAGCCATTATAACTTCCTTTAAACCAATCTGGAAGACCTAGATGAAGTCGAGCATCAAACGGTTTTGCTATTGGTGACGTGGAGTTATTGTAGTGTAAAAACACTTGTGCACAGTCTTGCCCTTCAAATTTTTCTCTCCAATGTTCTAACACGCAACCAGAATAAACCAGCATATCACCAGGTTTAAGATTTATTTTTTTACCTTTTGCATTACTTTCAGTTGTAATATTTTTACCATCAGGGAAACCAACATTTTCTGTGGGACTTAAATATATAGGCCACGGATCTCCGCCAAGATTTAAAGTTGTTGATATTTCACAGCTCGGTCGATCTTTGTGCCTTTTTAATTCATCACCGTTTTTGTAAATTCTTGTGTAAGAATACATAGGAATTAATTTAGTTTTTGTAGCTTTCTCCATAGCTGATTGACATTTAAGTAACAAAGTTTCCATAGCTATATCAGAATAATGCGAGTATGTATTCGGCACCTGCTTGTCCGTCCAAACCCCAAAGTATTCTGTAAAAGGTGAGATATATCTATAATCAAATAAAGTCTTAGCTACTTGTCTTTTCATTAATAAATAATTGTATAAAAATGTAGCTAAATCTTTTGATATTGCTTTTTTAATA